ACCTTGATTATGTAAAGAAAATATGTAAGACTTGCCCAGTACGAGTTGAGTGTTTTGATTATGCAATGGATACCCTAGTCCATGGAATATGGGCAGGTACTACTAAAGAAGAAAGGGATAGATATAGACGCAAGCACAACATGGTAGGTAAGACTGTTGTTCCTGAATCTATATTTAAAAATGCTTACTAAAATAAATACATTGTATTCTTTAACTCCACAAGAAGAAGCCATTGCAGTAGAGGTTGGCTATCAAAGGCAAAAGCCATACCTTGGTGACCCTACCCGTAATATAAATTATTCAGAGGGAGACCTTTGGGAACTATGGCAACATGCTATTGCTGCTGGTAGTGAACTAGCATTTGCTCGAATGATTGGTAATACAACTTTTGTTCCTCACTTTAATAAGTGGAAAAATGAATTAGATATTCCTGGACTTGGCGAGGTTCGTTATACATTTAATGACCAGCCAAAATTAAGATATACAAATAGAGACAATGACTCTCTTGTGTATATATTAATGGCTGATGGTATGCGTCATAAGACTAGACGTACTGCACCAGATTGGTTAGGAGTTCCATATAAAGCAATTGGCTGGCTATATGGCAGTCAATGTAAAGTAGATATGTTTAAGTATAATGAAAAATCTTGGTATGTTCCAGCGACATACCTCTCATCAATGGACACATTACCTTTGGAGCATAATGTCAAAACTATCTGACTTTGATTTAGATTTATCAATAGGTCATGACGGAGAAGAATTAGTCCAATCACTTTTAACTGGTGGTAAAACTATAGAAGTTAAGACAGATTTAAAATGGAAGAACACGGGCAATTTATATATAGAAACAGTATGCTGGTCACACAATAACAATGAGTGGTACCCATCTGGTTTATCTTCAACCAAGGCTGAGTATTGGGCTTTTGTTTTAGAAGGAGTTATCTTTATGGTATTAACCGACACACTTAGAAAAGCAGTTACTCTTTGGGGTCATCCTATTACCTGTAATATACCGCCCAATCCGTCAAAGGGTTATCTGATACGACCAGATAAAATCCTGCAAGTAACACAAGAGTTATCTAAGTAGAGGGGAACTGCTTAGAAAACAAAAAAGACCCCCGCTCCAGTAGTGATACTGGGCGGGGGATTCTTTATTTGTATTTAATTACTTACTGTTAACACCAAATTCTGTTGCAGATGGGTCCAGTGCTTTAAGTACTGGTCCTGCTACAGCAGCGACACCTGCTAATCCAAGTGTCTTTAGGTCAGTTGTACCAGCAAGATACAGAGCAAGCACGGATGCTACTGCTGCACGAAGGTACGTAACTACGATTGCTTTTAGTTTTTCTGTATTCATATCCATCCTTAAGGGCGAGCAACGCCCATTACAAGGGAGTAGGCACGTTTCTTTAGATACACGCCATCTCCATTTGATTGACTGCCCTTATTATCCCCTGAGGTATTACCCTCATAGACTGTAAGGTTTTTCTTTCCATCGTTACTAGCACATATACCAACATGGTCAGCCTGTGCATCGTCATCGAACTGAAAGAAAACTATATCTCCAGGTTGGGCTTTGCCCACTGGAACTGTTTTTCCATTTTTAGTAAACCATTTAAGTCCTGCATCACAAGAAGCAAATCCTTTTCTACTTTGTGCTGCTACTGAAGATACTAATCCTGCTTGGTCAAAGCACCAAGATACAAACATTGCACACCAAGGTTGGTTATTAAGTCCGTACCACTTGCCATACATATTGTCATTGTTCTTGCCTACTTCTTGATATCCAAGTTGAGACTTGGCTATGTCTACTACATTACTCATTGTCGTCCTTTGGGTTTCTTAGTCGGTAAGTAACTGCCCATGCAATTAAAGTTGCAATGATTGCATAGCCAACTACTGTCTTTGCTGAACCATCAAGCACAACCCAGGCAATAAACATGCCTAGTACTGTCCATAATTGTTCAATCATGTCTCTTAATATCTTCAAGGTTTTCTCCTTCTTGTTGACTTAGGCTTATCGTTACCAGCCATAGGTCCACCAGCAGGGGAACTTGGCGTTGGAGTTCTAGTTGCTGTACCTGCTGCCATACCTGCTGCATTAATAGCAGCCTGACCAGCAATAACAGATGCAACAATAATTTCTTCTGACTCTTCTCGTTCTTCATCGGACATATCAGCACCTATATTTGCTACGGCTGTTAATACTTGTCCTGGGTCATCAAAGATTGCACTTACTAATTCAGCAGGTGAATCAAATACTTGTAATGCAACGGCAACTTCTGCAGTAATTACAACTGCATTACCATTGTTATCAGTGCGAACTTCTACTGGAGTATCAGATGGTAAGTCTTCAAGAGTAAGTCCTGCTTCTTGTATAGCCTCAGCAGTAATGGCTTCGCCATCTGCTGCTTCAATGATTGCCTCTACTGCTGCCTCTACTTCTTCAGGTGTAGAGTCCTCAGTAACTACAGAAGGTGGTTCTTCAGCCTCAATAGGAGGCTCCTCTGCTTCAGCAGGAGGGGCTTCTTCCTCTGCAGGTGGTGTATCTACCTCAACAGGTGGTAGTTCTTCCTCTACAGGGGCAATCTCAGGCTCAGAAGGGGGTTCTTCAGCAGGTACTGGGGGTTCTTCTACTGGTACTGGTGGTTCCTCAACTGGTGTAGGAGGTTCTGGTGCTACTATTTCCTCAACTACAGGAGGTTCAAATGGAATTATTGGCGGCGATACTGGCTCTGGTGGCAATGATGGAACAACAGGTGGCTCTTCTACTGGCTCTAATGGCGTGGTAGGTAAATCAATTAAGTTACTACTTAAAGTATAAGTTCCAATAGGTCTTTGACCTGCAACTATGTAGTCATATGATGTAGCACGAATAGTATAAATACCTGTATCTAATGTACCTACAAGTTTAGATGCATAGTAATTAGTTTGACTATTATGGTTACTATCATCATCTTGTCTAAGAACTACTTCACCTTGGCGTAATTGTATCCAAGAATCTACCCAAGCAACTCGCTCTATATTTATACCAGAAGGTGCAATTTCAAATCTAGGACCAGTAGTTGTTTCAATAAAGTATTCAGTAGGTCCATTGACCTCTACTACTGTATCTACATAAGCAATTTCTGAAGTTAATTCAATTAGGACTTCATCGGCATAGGCTACTTGTGGTATTAAAAGTAAACTAATCCCTATTGCTAAGGAATATATAAATCTGGTCAACACGGGCCTCGAGTCTATTCACTTGGTCTTTAACTGAACTGCCCCCGTTTGGTTTTAATTCTTCAAGATAATGTTTGACTAGCCATCTAATCATTAATGCAAATGAACCAATCAATGTGCTTATGGCTACTGCTAACGCAGCCCAGTCTTGTGCTGTCATTACACAGTCCTCACTACTATATTAATAATTCCACCATTACCATCAAAGCGTTTATCTGGTGGGGTTTTTCTGCTGTATGAAATCTGTTCTATCTGTACTTGTCTTGACTCTCCAGTTGTTAAGTCCTGCCAAGTAACAATATCGCCACCCTCTTCTACATCTTCTAGTGCAGCCACACGGTTAAATGCTCTGCCTTCGTAACCAATCAATAGGTTATATCTATCTGTTTCTAAATCAAAACAAAATACTGAGAATTGAATCTGTCTTTGTCTAGGTGTAGCAATAGTAGCCTTTGCTTGGTATCCTTTAAATACAGGACCTAGGCTAGTAGTAGTTGCATCTCTACCAAAAATAAATTTATATGCTACATATTCTTGGGCAGTTTCTGGCTGACTAGTTGTAACTTCAACTGCATTAATACCTGCCTCATAAGTAATATGGTCGTATGGAGTACCAGTTTTATCTATGGTAGCCAAGGTTAAAGTACCATGAGTAAAATCTCCACGGCCAAGTAAACGTTTAAAGTTCTTAGGCTCTAGTGTTCCATATCGGATGTAACCTGTAGTTAGGTAACCTGATTCAGCCAAGGTTGATTCTGACTCTAGATAAATTGCTCCATCTGTTGCTTCATATGCAGTACAAAATGCAAGTCTGTTAGTTACTCCAAGAAATGCAACACTCGTTGTGTAATGCTCTGCGCTTTGTGTTACTTGTAAATCATTAGCATAAGCAAAACGTAATGTTTCTATTTCATTGCCAAGGTCAACACGAATAAGCCCAGCATCTAATGCACCTATACCTGAGGCTGCCCAGATAAATCTATCTCTTGCAGCAAAATCATATACTGGTTGTGATGATTCAAATATAAGTGGACCATAAGATAAAGAACCATCTTGGTCATTAACTGTAGCCACACGCATTCCTTTATTTGTGCCTATGCACATATAACCTAGGTAGTAATAAAGTTTTTCAACTATTTCACCAGCAGGTAACTCTGCTGCTACAACTGCTGATGTAAGAGTGGGCATTACACCTGTTGTTGAAAGTGTGTACTTTTGAATTGTTGAATAGATTCCTGAGTGTCCAGCAGTATAGATGGCTGGTCCAGATGCAGCAATAGAAGTGTAATGATAGTTAGTATTTGGATTTGTGTAGACTAAGTTTCCATCACCAATTGCATCTGTACTAGTTGGAAATTCATAAACTTTATTGTTCACGCATAAAACAATGCGGTCTTTAATAAATTCCATTTCAGCGTGAACGATTTCTTCGTCTCCGCTTTGGAACATCTGGGTGACATCTCCTGTTGCGCTAGGATTAGATGAACCACTAATTGAATCACCAGATAATGGTTTCTTAAACATAGTAAGGCGTTGCGCTCCACCTGCAGTCTTATTAGTTACCCAATAGGCGTTGACTCCATCGTCACAGATAGCATGTACCTTGCGGTCTGTGCCAGAAATGTAGTCAATAAAGTGAATTACTGGGTTAGTCACACCAGTGCCAACTGGAGATACTGGAGTGGAAGTTACCGTTCCACTTGTTGCTGTTGTGTAGGTAAAAGTAGTTGTTGTAGGCACGGCTGTAATACGATACTCACCATTAAATGTAGCATCTACACCTGTAATTGTAATGGTCATACCAACTGTAAGTCCATGTGCTGTGGGTGTAGTAAGTGTTGCTACGTTAGTAGTACGTGCTTTATTACTAATAGACACAGTAATTGATGGATAGATTTTATCTACATCAAACTCATCGTGTAGCAATACACCGTTTACTCCACCCCACTGGATAGAACGAAGGTGTTGATTAGGGTGTTGATGGTCTGTGCCAGTTACGCCACCAGTTGTAACGTGTGTATTAACTACATCTTTAAGTAGAGTTACTTGTCCTTTAGTCCAAACATCTACATTCTTGCTATCTGTAAACCTATGTGCAACTGTTTCACCAGCAGATGGGTCATAGAACTTAATACCTGAACCAGAGTGGAATGATGATTGACTTCTTAGCCACCAGCCTGTAAGTGATTGCTCACCTGGCTCTGCTCCATTATCAAACTGGTCCTTCTTAAACGGTGCAGTCTGTCTAATGTATTGACGCTCATCGTTAGTTGCTAATATAAATGGCAACCCACCAATAGCAATATCATATGATTCGCCAGAGTTTTGCCATGTTGAAGATGAGGATAAGATACCAACATCAACAGCAATAGACCTACCAAATGATGGGTCTGCAGTTGTTGGGCCTAGTGCATCACCACGACCTTCGGTTATATCACGACCAGCCACGTTACTCCTTAGGTTTTAGTTTTTCTGCTTCTTCTTTTAATTTTACTGCAGCCTCTTGCATAGCAACTGTGTTCCAATACAGTGCGTAATAATCTACATCTAGGCTAAATCGTTTCATGTGCCTTACTAACGCACCTGTATGGGCGTGTACTGGTATACCAGCAGCCCTTACCTTGCGGAAGAAAACAATATCCTCACCAATAAACTCTTCGCCTAAGCCTTCTTTTTCGGCAAACATAGATTCATTAGGATACTTAGCACGTAATTTTGGCACAATAGATTTGTGCATTAATACGAATCCCATACCAGCAGAGTCAACCTCTACTACCTGGTCCTTAGGTAGTGGGTGTATATACTGAATTTCAAACTCAGATATGTTCTTAAAGATGCAAGGGAATGGTCTCATTACTGAGCCTTCATTTTCCTTTGAAATAAAGTAAACACCACTAACTATTGGGCGTAACTCTTTATCTGCTGCTTGCCATATCTTCTTCATTACATCAACAGTTAAATAGATATCTGAATCTACCCAGAGTATCCAGTCTGTTTTAATATCATCAGCCCATTTATCAAAGGCTACTTGTCTTTGTCTGCCTATCTGGTTGCCTTGCACACGCATAGCATTGTTAATGATTACACCTTGCTGTGGTCCCATTAGCATTGTATAGGCTATGCCTTCGGCAAACTTGCCATCAACCATACCATTGTCACACCAAGCAAGTGATACTGTTTCTTTTGGTCTTATCATTATGTCCCCTTATTAGTTATTCTTGTGGTGCTTGTTGTGCAGCCAATGCTGCAGCAACTGCTGCTGCTACGGCATCATTAAATGCCTGTTGCTTTGCTGCTTCTTCTGCTGCCTTGGCTTCTGTTTCGGCTACAATGCGTGCTGCTCTGGCAGTTTGGTCTGCTTCATATTCAGCAAATTCTTCATCATTCATTTCTCTATCAATAACCTCATCTGTTGAAATATTGTGTATTCTTATTATTGGTCTGCTCATTATTTTACTCCGTAAAGTAGGACTGTGCCTGTTGAAAGATTTCCACCACTATTATAAAAAACTAATGAAGAAATTGCTGATGTAGTATTAAATGCACCACCACCAAAACCTGCTTGGGCTGCACCAGATGGAGCATATTGATTAACCCATGAACCTGAAAATGCTAAAGGTTTACGTGATGCTGTTGAAGCATAGTTATAGATTACAAGTTGCCAAACGTTTGTCGATACACTTCGCTCAAGTTCCGCACCTTGATTTAATGAAACGCCACTAGTAGTTCTAGTTTGGCAAGTATTATTAGTGTTAAATCCTGTATGCGAAGCATCAAAAGTATTATTAGGTTTAATTATTAACTCACCATTAGCAGTTGCATTTGTGACTCCATAAATAATTGCAACCAAATTGTTATAAGACCCACTAATTCCTGAAATTGTTGTTGTAGCACCTGAAAGAGATGTGGTTGATAACAAAGTCATACCACCAGCCTGTACGGGAGGTACTTGAATAAGTGCCATTAGTAGACCTCGTAACCTGCAATATGGAAGTCAACTGTAGTTGTAGATGCAGAACCAGTAATAGTTTCACCATTGTAAATAATCTGCTCTAGGTCAACAAACTGTGTGGAGTTAGCAGCAACTGATATACCACCTAGTAAAGGGAAGGTGGCTAAATTGATAGTTGCAGTAACAGCAGATGCAGAGTCGTTAACAACAGCAATGTTAGTTACGGCTACTGCTACACTTGCTGGTGCTGTGTATAGGGTTGTGTTAGAGGTTGCTGCTGCACCTCTGAACAGGGTTATGGATGTATCGGCCATTATTTATATTCCTTTCGTGACCAGAATTGTCGTTTGTAAGAATTAAAGAACAAGGTCTTTAACTTTCTACTTATCTTTTCTTGCTCTTGTCGCTCTTTATCAGAGCCTATTTTGTGTTCCCAAGACTCTCGCTTAAATGGTATTACCTGAGCCATTGGAGTTCCTGCTGGGATTATACCTTCCCATTTAGTATCTTTTAATACAAACGGAAAATTAACTGGGGCTTTATATTGGTCAGTATCTACTATTCCTTCAAGGATAGTAAACACAGATTCTCTATGCATTGGTTGTGTAAATAAAGTTGAGTATCCAGGTGGGGTAGAAATTGCATAAGGATTATTCCACTTAGGATATGGTGCTTCATTTCTTGTTGGATGTAATGGGGCTTGTTCTATTGGATGAAAAGCAATAGCACCTTGGTCAGACCAAGTATAGAAAGGCAAATCATCTTCTATTGATACTTGTACATCTACTTGGGTATAAAGAATATATCCAGCAGTTATAGCATCAAATACGGGTATACATTTTTTAATTGTATGTACCGTTTGACTTGGGTCATTAACTTTTTTACTTTGGTTATTAACATATTCTTCTGTATTTTTATACCATTCAGGTACTTCTTTTACTGCTGGCTTGGGT